CCTTGTGGCATGACGCAAGTCATCCACGTTAAGCCGGGCGTAGTATTCAAAGAGTTCAACTGCTATACCTTCGAGTTTTTGGCCGCACTCTATAAGTGCGCCAAGCGGTTTAACTGTGACTACACCATCACGTCGGCCAATGACGGGAAGCATTGCAAGACGTCGTTCCACTATCGTAACACTGCCTGGGACATCAGGCTCCACGACAAGACCCCGGGCCATTGGTATGTGCTTCAGGCGGCGCTGAAGGTTGAGCTGCCGCCCTACTTCGACATTGTCATCGAGGGGATAGATTCCGAGGGGCACGCAACCGACAACCTCCACATGCACGTGGAAGCTGATCTGAAAAAAGTCGGCTCATTCATTATTGCCGCCGGCGATATAGCGCGGGAACACGCGGAGGGGGTCTCGTGAAGTTCATCTCCCTGTGGAAGCGCTTGCGGAATCTAGAAATTGCATTTGCCGTTCACGAGAACCGGCTCAATGAAACCGATGAGCGCCTGGATGAATTGGAAGAGACCAGGGATGGGAAATCGTGCATCGGGTTCATTGAGGATAACGATGAGCCGCTGGTGGGGATGTGATGGGCCAGCACAAGCGAGAGGGGATCAGGGGCGACGGGTACAAGGCAGCCCAGCGCACCCAGCCGCGTCCGCTTCGCATGAAGCCGGCGAACATCACTGAGAAGTGGATGGTCAAGCACGGGTGGGTAAAAGGGGAGGACAATAAGTGGCGTCGTTCCTGAAGCGCAACTGGCCCCTGCTGGCCCTGTTCGTGGCTGTGGGCGTGATCCTGACTCTACTCATGGCGCTTGACCGCGCACAGGATGACGCTATTGCCGCCATGATGGCCGACAGGTCCATGGCGCAGGTAAGGGCCAGGGATGCCGCTATCGTGGCCAAGTATCAACCGCAGATCGCCGCCAAGGATCAGGAGCTGGCAACCTTACGGCAAGGTGTTCAGAACCTGAGTGCTAAGGTGGTAGAGAAGCACCGGCAGCTTACCGAAGCGCAGGCCAAGGTCAAGGATCTCGCCGGCTGTCAGGTGCTGCTGGATGATGCCCGCGCCTACATCCTGGCCATAGACGCCGACTATACCGCGCAACTGTCGGAGTACGACAGGCTGTGGGGAGAGAAGTTCGATCTCAAGGCCCAGGAGTGCGATGAGCGCATCGCTGCGCTGACCGCGAAACTTGGCTCAGTGACCGAGAGCGCCTACAAGGCCGCGCTGGCCAACCGCAAGAAGCTTGTCATCGGTCCGCAGGTTCACTACGGCACCGGGGGAATGTCGGTCGGTTTTGGGATCACCTGGGAACTGTGGCGGCTGAGGGCGCCAGGGCAATGAAAGAGAACAAGGTTGCCTTCCTGGGGCTTATCAAGTCGGTGGTCATCAAGTCGCTGGTCTCTGGCGACAAGTCGGTTCGCCTCACCATTGATGTTGACAATCCCACGGATGAGATACTTCGGGCGATAAATCAGGTTCACATCGCCGACAAGAAGATAGCTGTGGCGTTGGCTGAGGTGGTGCAGTGAGCGCCGCAGAAGAACGGAAATCAACGGTGGATCGTGACCATAGTGGTCGCTTTACTGAGAATAACCCTGGCCGCAAAAAGGGAACCAAAAACAAGGCCACCGTTACTAAACAAGAATTGAACGAGGCATTCCTGAGCCCAGCCCCAACAAGGTTTCCAAAGGTAATGGGGCGCGTGTGGGATTTGGCTGAACGTGGCGTGGAGTGGGCCGTCAAGTTGGTTTTTGAATACTGTCTGGGCAAACCCATCCAAGGCATCGAGGTATCTAACCCGCTCGGCAACGTGTTCGAGGTGCGGGTTCACAAAGTTGATGAATGATTGGCGCGGATATTTCCTCTCACTTCGAGCCCCTGCTCACGAACGAGCGGCGCTATCTCATCCTCTGCGGCGGTGCGGGTTCGGGCAAGACGGAGTTCGCCGCCCGCAAGCTGTTCTACCGCTGCATGACGGAAGGCGGCCATCGGTTCCTGGTACTGCGGAAAGTCCGCAGCAGGGTGCGTGAGTCAGTGATGGAAGTCATGGCCAGGGTGCTGACCGATAACGGGGTGAAGTACCAGCACGACAAGACCGACCGCGTGTTCTCGTTCTGCGGCAATCAGCTTCTGTTCGACGGCCTCGATGACCCCGAGAAGATCAAGTCGATCAAGGGCATCACGGGGGAATGGCTGGAGGAAATGACGGAGTTCACCCGGGATGACTTTATGCAACTCGACCTACGCCTCCGCGAACCCGGGCCCAAGTATCATCAGATCATCGGCACGTTCAACCCCGACGAAGTTCAGGCTCCCTGGATTAAGGAGCGGTTCTTCAAGCTCGACGTGCCGCCGTACTGCGACGACGTTGATGTCAAGGTGGATGTCTCCACCGTCAAGCACAACCCCATCAAGGAAGTGCGCGAGCGGTATGCCGCCCAACTTGAAGCGCTCAAGGCCCAGGACGAGGTCATGTACAAAATCTATGGCCTGGGGCTATGGGCCGCTGCCAAGGGGCGCATCTACAACTGGGACGTTCAGCCGTTGCCTGCCGATATGGCGTGGGATGATGTCTGGTACGGCCTCGACTTCGGTTTCTCCGTTGACCCTGCCGCCTGTGTTCGCATCCACCGCAAGGCTGATGAGTATTGGCTGCAAGAGGTCCTATATCAGACCGGCCTGACCAATGCCGACCTTGTAATGGTTCTCAATGGCCATGGCATAGGCGGGGCGATGGTTGTGTGCGACAGCGCCGAGCAGAAGTCCATCGAGGAACTGCGTCGGGCTGGCATCTCCGCTGTCGGTGCCGACAAGGGACCGGAGTCAGTCAAGGCCGGCATTGACCTGCTCAGATCCAAAAAGATTCACCTCACCCCGGAGTCCGGCAACCTGATCGCTGAGTCGCGCACCTACAAGTGGAAAGAGGATGGCAATGGCAATTCCCTGCCGATGCCTGTGAAGTACAAAGATCATCTACTCGACGCCGCCCGGTATGGGATCACCTTCGACGTGTTCCGGGCGCAACCCAACCTGCGGAGGCTCGCATGACCCCATTCTGGCGTCGCCTGTTCAACATCGAAAAGAAAAACAACCCAACCCATGTCGTAATCAACAAGGCGAATTATCAGGACGTCAAATGGACAGAGAAGTCCTTCGCCGACCTGTCGGAGGCCGGCTACAAGAACTGCATGGCGGTGTTCTCGTGCGTGAACCTGATTGCCAAGACTTCTGCTGGCATAGAGTTTCAGCTTGAGGACAAGAAGGGCAACGAGATAGAGAAACACCCGCTGCTTGACCTGCTGGCCAGGCCCAACAAGATGGAGAGCAAGCGGACGCTGATTACCAAGCACGTCAGCTACCTACTGCTGAATGGCAACGCCTATCCGCTGGTTGTCAAGGCCATGCAGGAGCCAAGGTTCATGTACTCCATGCGTCCTGACAGGGTGCAGGTGCTTCCTGGCTCGGGCTTCGAGCTTGTGCGCGGCTATCGGTACACGGTCGGCTCCGAGTATCAGGACTTCCTGCTGGCCCAGGAGCGCGACCACAGCGTGCGGCATCTCAAGCTGTTCCACCCGCTCGATGACTACTACGGCTACGGCATGGTTGCTGCCGCCTCTCGCGGGGTGGACATCTCCAACCTGACTGACGCGTGGAACGCCAAGATCCTGACCAACGACATGAGGCCGGCGGGGGCGTTTGTCATCGAGGGTTCGCTCACCGACCAGCAGTTCAACCGCATGAAGGATCTGGTCAACGAGGAGTTCAGCGGATCGGAGAACGCCGGCAAGCCGCTGCTTATGGAGGGCGGTCTCAAGTTCACGCCGTTCAGCTTCACGCAGAAGGAACTCGACTGGCTCCAGGGCGACAAGATCAACTCCAGGAAGATATGCTCGGTGTTCGGCGTCGCGCCTGAACTGATCGGAGACAGCGAGGCCAAGACCTACAGCAACTATGGCGAGGCTCGCCGTTCACTGTACACCGACATCGTGCTTCCCATGATGAGCTTCATCGTGGATGAGTGGAACGCCTGGCTGGTGCCGATGTATGGCGACGACCTGGTGCTGAAGCTCGACACGGAGGCTATCGAGGCGCTGCAAGAGGATCGGGCGCAGAAGTTCGCCTACCTGACAGCCTGCGACTTCCTTACCGTCAACGAGAAGCGGTTGGCCATGGGGTACGGCGAGTACGGCCCCGAGGCTGACGTGATCCTGGTGCAGCTTGGCCGCATCCCCCTGGAACAGCAGGTTGCTGAGCCGGAGCCCATCCCTGAACCCCTACAGGACGCCCAGGATGAAGCACAGGGCGAGGATGAGGATGGGGATGATGAATCATCCAAGGATGATAACAAAAGCGCCGTGGTGGGCCGCAAGGTCTCATTCTGGGCCAATCGTGAACGCAAGGAGCAGCTCTGGAAGTCCTTTGAGGTTCGCGTCAAGACCCGCGAGCGGTCCTTCGAGTACCTCGCCAAGCAGTACCTCGCCAAGCAGGCTGCGGAGGTGCAGCGCAAGGCCAGCGTGACGAACGACCTGATGCACCTGGAAGTGTCCGATCTGCTGGACATTGAGGTCGAGGCGAAGCGGTATTTCCGGCACTTCTACCCCTGGTACAAGGATCATTTCCGCAGGGCCATGGAGGCCGGCATCAGGGCCAGCAAGGGCAACCTGCTGGATGAGGCAGAGCTGAAGGCCGACAACCCGACATCCTGGGTCTCCTACATGGATGAGGAGCTGGAAGCCGAGTTGCGCGACCTGATATTCAACTCCGGCACGCAGGTCAACAAGACGGCGCTTGAGACGATATTTCAGGAGCTCAAGAAGGCCAACGCCAACAACATGACCGTGGAGCAGTTCGCCCACGAGATTTACAGCAAGCTCGAAGACTTCACGCCGTGGAAGGCGAGGCTGTGGGCCAGGAC